TTCTACCAAAATCTGAACTAGCCCTTTCCATAAAACATCTATCTAAATATGCTTTACACTCACCAATCTTTACCATAGTTCCATCGGTATGGTATAGATGTCTATCTACTTGAAACTTTAAGGTATAACCACTTTTACTCACCGATTCAATAAAATCGTTTTTCTTTGATTCACCACCGATTTCGGTTTTCCAAATCAAATCCAACAATCCTTCTACCACTTCTTTCATAGTGGAACGTACCATACCCATCTCGCCTTTGGTGGCGAATGATTCTGCTAATCGGACATTATCCTCATAGTATTTTATGTAAGTTTGTAAGTTGCTCATACTTTATGTTTTATTTAACCCACTCTTCGAATGCAATCTCATACGCTACCACAGGTTCGTATCCTTCTTTAATAAGCGTTTCTGCCGCATCTACTACTTCCTCTCGCAATCCCCAAGCAGATGCTTCCACACAAATCAATTCAATTTGTTGTAAATCTCCCAATGAAAGTTCCATAATTACCAAGAAGATGAATAGTAAAAATCAGCGCCTTTATCAGCCAAAGCTTCCTCTAAAATCTGAATTGTATTATCAATATCTTTGTAATACCATTCATCATATTGAGTTCCACCAAAGAAGAAACCACCTTGAGTTGGTAACAATACCTCTGCTAATGAATTATCCGTTTGAACTTTCTTACATAAGTCCAATAACTCTTCTAACTTATCCGAACCAACATAATATTCGGCGCAATTATCCTCTCCACCCTGTACATTCTCAACGAACCATTGGTGGATTTGATTTGCTTTACGCCAATAACCGGCTTCCTCAATAATATACTTAACCTTTTTACGGTCAATCTTTGTAGGTTCACCACCTTTGGTTACTTCTACTTCATAATTTTCATCACCATTGTGCTCCCAATACTGAACATAAGTGCGTTTGTCTAAATACATGTCTAATCCCATAATTTTATATTTTAAAGTTTATAATTTTTAATAACTGAAACTACATTTTTTATTCTATTATAAAGTGCCTTATCTATTTTTGCACCTCTAGCCACTTCAAGTAAATCATCATAAAGGAAGCCATCATATAATCCGTACAACATATTCATAAGGTCAAAACCAGTGTTGAAATTAACCTCTCCGATAATATCACCAATCTCTCGCAGTGTTTCCACACTCATATTGGCATGTCTATCAAATTTTGTGTAACTCATAACTTTTATATTTTAATGTTTAACTCCAATCACGTAGTAAAGATACGCAAAATGTAGCAAAATGTCAAGTCTTTTCTTAACTATTTTAAGCGATACATAAATAAATACCCGCAATCATCATCATAATCTGCATCTTCAACTACATCATTCATACCACCAAGTATAGATTGTAATTTATCTACATCAATTTGTCTCCAATACCCAAATCGGAAGAAAACACCATTATCACCACCATAGGTTTGTTTGATTTCAAAATCACCCAACTCTTCTTCAATTTTTTTCAATGTTGAAATACTCAATCCGTTTCTCATATTTTTATTATTTATATTTAACTTTTATTACATAGTAAAGGTACGCAATTTTGCGCAAAATGTCAAGTCTTTTTCAAAATATTTTTTTAATATATTTATATATACTTCTGGAGGTTATATGCAAACATCATTTACAAAAATATTAGTTTATTCAATTGGAACAATAGTTGTTTCGGCTGCTATATTTAGTATGACTATGGCAGGATTGAATCTTGCTGGTCAAACTGAAATCACCGAACAAGTTATTGAAGAAATGGATGATGTTTTAGGAATCTAAAGCATTAATCTTGAACCTATTAAGAAATTACTTAATATAGGTGCTCCCGCAGCAGTTGATGTATTTATCTTATAGTTGAAACTCAAACCAAACTTTTTGGATATTTTATAATCCACCGATGCTCCTGCTAGGAATCCAACATCGGTAGAATAACTAACTTCACCCTTTGCGGTATTAAAACTTGCACCTGGCGTCATTACGAATATTTGTGGTGATAATGTAAGTTTCTTTGATTTTTGATATGGTTTAGTCCAAAATACAACTGCTGAACTACTCATACTATACTCACTTCCAATAAATAGATTTACCAAACCTAAATTGTAACCATATACACCATACTTTGGATTTGGTACAATATGTGTATAACCAACCAATCCCATATAGTTACCAGATAGATATGCACCTGTTAGTGAATAGGAGTTCATAGATTTTAACTTACCACCTTTTAGATTTAATGTTGTCATACCACCACTCAATGCAAATTGTTTGAATGTAGACCATATCATAGAGTTTAGAGAATATGTTACATTACCAGCCGCCGATGAACGAGATAAACCATTGGTTAGTATAACTGCAAAATCACCAGGAGTTGCCTCTGCTACCGTTAAATCGGATGCAATTAGTAATGGGTTTATTGGTGCTGCTTTTTCTTTTTTCTTTTCTTCCTTCTTCTCTTCTTTTTTCTCCTCTTTCTTTTCTTCCTTTTTAGATTCTTCCTTCTTTTCTTCCTTTTTAGATTCGGATTTAGTTTCTTCTTTTTTCTCCTCACTCTTACTTTCAGATTTTGATTCTGATTTGGATTCGGATTTAGTTTCCGATTTGGTTTCAGCCTTTGCTTCTGTTTTACTTTCAGATGATGAAGATGAACTATTAGATGATGAACTACTACTACCCCCACTTGATGAAGATGATGAACTACTACTTGCAGGTGCTGATGAAGTAGGTGCGGATGAAGATGGAGCAGGTGCTGATGTTGTTGGTGGAGGTGGTGGTGTAGCTGCCGAAGATGCCGCCGAATTTGCCGCACCACTTGCCGCACCACTTGCAGCAGATGAAGCCGCACCACTAGCCGCACCACTTGCAGCAGATGAAGCTGCAGATGAAGCCGCTGAACTTGCCGCACTACTTGCAGCAGATGAAGCCGCTGAACTTGCTGCATTACTTGCCGCAGAACTTGCAGCAGATGCGGCTGCTGAACTAGCCGCTTGTGCTGCTGCCGCCGATGCTGCTTGTGTTGCTGCCTGTTGAGCCGCTTGCTGAACTGCTTGGTTTACTGTTTGTTGAACTGTTTGTTGAACTATTAGTGTTGCCGTTTCACAACCTCTTGCTGAATAAGCTGTGTAAACAGTTTGTAACCACATTTGCATTGCACCACTTTGAACTTCTTCCGGTGTGAATACTCTCATCTGGTCATAGAATGATACAAATGCGTTTCCATTGACGTAAGTAGTAGTGGCAAGTTTTAGCTCACCACTACACTTATCTATAAATGTTTGTGTAAATGTCTGTCCGTTAGCTTTGGAAGCTAGACAAAAGATAAATAATACACTTAATAGTATTCTTAAATTTTTCAATCATTCGGGTATTTGCTACCCTTATAAATATCATTTAATTTCCTTTTATTGGAAATCTTGTCCAATCATTTATCCAAATTGGTTTATCTAATTCAGGTATTACAACATCTATTTCTTTGTTTCCTTTACCTAAAGCTAAACTTTTAAGTTGGTCATTTGTTAAAATTGTAGTTGCTCTACTGATAAAATTTAATGTAGGATTAAATGTTCCTACTGAATTGTTTTCAAATACTGAAACTCCATCTTTCACAAATTGTGCAGTTTCATTACTTTCCAAACTCAATCCACCTTTCATCCATCCCCAAATTACACTATTCTTCATTGTAAATTGTGTTCCTCTTCTAAATCTTAAACCTAAATTATGGTTTGATAATGCAGTTGATACATTAGGTCCTACCAAAATCATATTGAATAGTTTTGGATGTGTGAATGGTTGTGCAGATGAACCTGTTCCATCGTTATCGCACTCAATACCATTCCCAGCATCTCCGTTATCTACGAATTGTGGGTCTCTCTTTGCTACACCATTTGTAATAGTTCCGGTATATCCAAAATCAAAATCAAAATCATCATCTGCGGTTGCAAATGCGTATAGATTTTTAGCATTTACAGTTCCACCAAAGAATTCAAATGCATCATCGTTAGCGTAGATAGTTTGAACATTTTCAATGATTGTCCCACTACCAACTGCTCCCAATGTTAATGCGTTGATTTCAGAGTTTGGCATTGCTGCAATTCCAGCGTATTCAATCCTTACATATTTTAGAACACCACTATTATCTAAATCGTTTGTTCCACCATAAGGTCTACCAATA